GTGATTGACCCATTGTTTATTAGCGACATGCGATACGAAGCGCTGAACGCGTCCCCACCTGATCCGCCCGCTGTACCGTCTGTGGCAGTACCATTACCGCCAGTCCCGCCAGCGCTTCCAGCAACTCCATTTCCTGCTGACACACCACCACCACCACCAGCACCGCCAGCGCCTCCAGCGCCAGCGCTGCCTACTGTGCCGCCTCCAGTAGAACCAGTAGCTCCTGTGGCTCCTGTTATCGTTGAGTTGTTGATAACCGTTATTTGAGTTCCAGCAGCCCACCCGCTGCCAGTTGAAAATGCAGCAGTACCTATTGAGCTTGAAGTGATCGCATTGTTTAGGATGCAAATTACTGCTAGTGGCCGAGAAGGTGACCCCATCGCCGTGAATAGGTTATAACTATCCGATGCGGCTGGCTGAACAACCGCTGTCTCTTGGATAATCATCGCCATCATTTAGGCGGCACCCCTTATATAAGAACCGTACAGATTGGTGCCATCACAAAAAAAGCTAATGATGTCAGTCGCACCAGCCGCCGTTGATAGAACTGGAGCGACACCGCTTGCCCACTTGAAAACTCCATTCCATGTGATAGTTCGAGAGCCAGTGCCGTCCTGAATCACCTTCAAGATGAATGTGCGAACGCTTAGGTTTGTTGGTGCCGCCATCGTGCGATTACCGCCAAGCGTCAATGTCGCAACAGTGCCGTTATTCATGTTCCAATTTACCGTAGCAGCATCGGTAAGTGTCGTCGTCGGGTCTGGTGGAGTCGCAGCAATGAATGCAGCAGCTTGCACAAATTCACACGTTGCTAACTGTGGCGTATTTGTGCCGATTGGTGCCGTTGGAGCAGTCGGTGCTCCTGTTAGCGCTGGGCTTGCTAATGGCGCTTTTCCTTGCATGTCCGTATCGACGGAATTAAACCCCGCTTCAATCAGACCGTACTCTTCTCGGATAAGAGAACTTGCCCCACGGCTTATGCTTGCCGGGTTCCCTGTCGCCGTGTAATAGGTCGTCATTAGCTTCTTTCCAGTCTTTGCGGGGTACTCAAAATCGTAACCCCTTGGATTGTATGTGGCTTATCTTGTGCTCGAATTGAGTAAAACGTCAGGCTGATATTTTTCTCAGTACCCTCGATGCGTATGCTAGGGTTGTTTATGGATTGCGAATCCCAGCTAAACCTATCCCACACGAACGAATCCCAAAACCCACCACCACCGCTTAACGATTGATCTTGCCGCACATCCGATGGCGCAACGTCTGGGTTGCCGTATCCAAGGTCATATGTGATGTTTACGCTGCAATACTCGTCTACGCTAAGTTCAAACACAGCACGACGAAACCGCTTTCGCACACGCGGTGACTTGTTGTTGTTGAATGGCGACCGCATCCATGCTTCAATCGGGCTACCGTCAAAGCTGGTTCCTACGTTATCGGCGTAAACATAACCATTGTCTGATCCGAAGTAAGTCGCCTCTGCCCCCGTTGAAAGCGTTGTGGAAACCATGCAGCGGACAGGGATGCCGTAGTTTAGGACAGTAATTCCACTGATTGCATCCCCTGTTAGACCAACTGCAAGGGCGCTGTTGTCTGCAAAGTAAACCCGATACTGGTTCTTTTCGCGCAGTGTGCAGGACGTTGTTTCCAGCCCGCGTTTGAGCGTCATTAGCGGCTGAATCATGTGGCTCACTGAGCTGTAATCAAAGTCCCCGTAATTTAGCGTGGTCAGCAGCTTTTGTATCCCCCTCGATGTCAAACCAAAGGCATCGTTTCCGACTTGCTGCATTGTTCGTGGAGAATACCCTATGTCGAACACGCTTGGGGTAAGCAAGAAATTAGCACTTGACGATCCGTACAGGATGAATGTCCGTTCGCTTGTGAATATCGCCATAGAAGCCCCGGCTGATGTGCCGGACTGTGGCAAAAATCCGCTGACTGAGTTGGAAAGGTCAATTTCACCAGCCCCCAATACGACCGACCACGCGTAAGGGTCACCAATGCCTGAATACTGCACTGACCCTAGGAACGACAAGAACAAATAGCTCTTGTGAGCGATGATATGCGTGGGCGTATCCGTCGCCATCCCGGTACGGATTGGGATGTAGTTTGTCCCGTCAAACTCGAACGCCGTGTTCACGCCATCGCAACCGTACATTTTCAGGCTATTCGTAGACCCTGAGAAGTTGTAGTTGAAAAACTCGCACGAACCCCCTGCCGCCCGCGTTATGGTTGTTTGCAGTGATGATGATGTGACTTTTGTCACGCCAGTTACTTGCAATGCTTCGCCACTCTGGAATGTCCCAGTAACGCCGGACAGAATCAGCGTCCCAGCACCAGAAACCGTCCACGACCCCGTGCGAAGCATTGGCTTTACCACCGTGGCAGTAGCCCCAGACGTTAGCCCGGTTACTGTATTCCCTGCGAACACCTGGCCAACTGCGCCTGTGAATTGAATCTCTTTGCCGAATGTTACTTTTACCCACCCCCCAGAAGTGGATTTGTACATATCCCCGGCTGTTCCCGCTGCATTGTCTCGGAATGCGTAGACCACATCGTTGTACACCCACACGCCGCGTATGCGTCCTGATCCTGGTACCACAAGAATGAATTGCCGCCAGTCGTTCGCTGCAAGCAACTTGTAATCTGCATGGAGGGATGCCGTCGTTGCAGAATCTGCAACTGCCGCGCTGGTCGCTGTCGCTTGGGTAGATGATGCAACTTGCAAGGCTTCGGATGTAACGAATGCCCCAGTCACGCGGCCAAGCACAAGATACCCATCCGCCACGGACAGAACAACCCCAGTAGCGCCGCTTACAAGGCCAGTTACCGTATTCCCATCGACGATAGACCCAGACAGTGTGATGCTGATAATCCAATATCCCTTAGACGTTGGCGATGCCCGCCCGTCGAAGCGCTCAAATCCAGCAATGCGACTGTATCCACCACCGATAGCTGGCTCGTAGTTTTGCGAATCAAGAATCTTGCCTGGTGATACCGCAATCGCTGGGGTAACCAAGTCAAGCCCTCCGCCCAGCGGGTAAAAATCAGTATTGACCTTTGGAAGGTTCATGCCAGCGTATTCCCCGCCGTTATCTCCGGCATCTGATTCGTGTGAATCCGGCGCATCCACTTGTCCATTTCCATGGTCGCCCGCTGAACTACCTCGCTAGCCGACTCATACATACCATAGGCCAGCATGGCTTTATAGACGATTGCTAGGTGGAACTGAGATGGCAATTCTGGTGTGTCGGTGTTTGATACCAACTCTGTAGGGACTTTGTAGTAGTCTCCAACAACCGTATAGCCAGACGCTGCGATGGGGCCAAATGCTAGGTTAAGCTGTGGCGTGATGGTAATCTCAATTGGCCTTGTCGCCACTTGTCGCAAAGCACCGTACTCGTAGGCGTTGCGCCATCGGTCATACTCGCAATAGCTCATGAATATCTCAGAAGCCATGCCAGAGAATATCGTGGTGTTGCTAGATGTCATGGTGTGGACACCGCTTTGCGCACCAGTGAATGCTATTGCCGCCCCGCCGGACGTAGCTGCAACACTAAATGAATCTGCTGCTGCAACAACATAATACGCTGTGCCTTGGGTAAGTCCAGTTGGTAGCGTCCCATCTGAAAAGAACGTAACCGTATCGCCAGCGGACAGTAGATTGCCTTGAAGCGTCACAGTGCCTGGAGAACCGAGATTCATTGAAACGACTGGGTTTGCGTAGTTCCTAAATGTGTCTCTATCCCATGTTCCCAAGTCGGTTACCCCAATCATCGCAGGGGTATAGTTCACGCGGTTGGACACTGTTGGGAACGCTACAGACTTCCGAAGCCAGTTCCAATCTTGCCGGGTCGCCTGCAAGTCCATCCACGCTTCATTTATCCATTGGGTAACCTGCCTAGCTTCGCCAGACTGCCCAGTAACAGACACCATATCCGCGCCGCTGATGCCTACCGCAGTGCGTAGGCGGTTGCAAAGCTGTAGGTAATTCATCTTTAGGCGTGGTTTACGCGAACGGCTGCAATCCAGTCACGCCCACGCGGGTTACTGTCATGAATAATTGTAAGAGGATAGTTCGCACGATTTGTGCGCCGCACATCATTTCTCGGCATCCGCACAGTGGCATCGTCATGCACCGTGGCAATTGACGTTGACCGCGAACGTGCCAACACTTCGACGTATTTTCGCTTCACCACAAGCTGCATTCCAATTGGCAACCATCCGAAGTCAATCCATTTTCCGTCCACCAGCACTTCTGCGCCCTTGCCATTCACAAATACTGGGACATGCGTTTCAGGGTTTTGGTTGTTGCCGCTGTTTTCCTCGATAGAGATAGTAACAGGCTCTTCCATGAACGCCAACTGGTCAAAATGACCGTTATCCATTGTCTCGCTGGCAATGTGGATTTGTGGCTCTCCATGAGACAGCTCTTTACCAAGGCTCATGTCAATGTCAGCCTTATCGGCCATAGGGAAGTCAGAGGTGTGAATCTCTTTGCGGTTGTACTGACGTTTTACTGGGTTTTGGATTGCGTCCATGGGAACTCCTAAAAATGCCCGCGCTTGTTAGGCTGCGGGGCTTGAAATAACCACCATTGCAGGTGGGGCACGTTTAGCTGATTTGTGGGCGATCAGGCATAGTGCTGATGTTCACAAACGTCGAAGTTGTGATGCCGGATGCCGTCCACGATGTAGTGCCCGCCGTAAAGGCGCTGCCAGTAGGTGATGTCCGCACCAAACAATAGGCAATTGGCACCACGGTATCAGGGATCACCGGGAACTGTGGGGCATTGATAAACGCACCAGCAGTAGTCGTCACGCCTGTTTCTGTTGGAACAATGGAGCCTTGCATCAACTGGATTGCCCCAGCCGCCGTAAGCCCCCACACCAGCACCGTAGCCTGATTTGCAGTCAATGGAACGAATGCAGAACCAGTCACAGCATCAGTAGTTGGAGATGCTGTGTTGGTTTGCGCCGTAAGCGCCGTGGTGAACTTTCCTTTGATACAGGCATTGGTCGTAACGGTTGTAGTGTAGGTACTGGTTGTACCCGCCACCAGTGCAGCAGATGCAAAGTTGATCGTTTGCCCGGATAGGTTGTCGTAGCGATTCATGGTATTTTTTCCTAGTAAATGATGTTTGGATTCACGGCACCGACTGGGCTTACGTAAACCGTTGTAGCGGTGGAAAGTGCAGTCGTTCCACCAACAAACGCAGAGGCATAAGTGACTACAAGGTAGCCGACCAATGCCTTGCCTTCCGGGAATTTCGGGAATTTCACCGCTGCAAGCGTTGTCCCCTCCTTGCCCATTGCCACTGTGACCGTGCTTGCTGAATCGATGAAAAAGCAAAACACGTTGTACGATCCAGCCGTGATCGACCCGACTAATGCAGGCATGTCGGTGCCAGCAGCTATTGCCACTGGCACACCGTTGGCAATCCCTGCAAAGGCAACAGACCCGATTTTGGCTTTCGTTGTAGTAGAGCTGATAACCAGCCCAGCCGTAGACGTTGCCTGAGATGCCATGCGGTCACCCAGTGCGCGAAGAATCGGCGTTAGTGCATAACGCGCAGATTCATTCGCCATTCCTGCTAGATATTGCGAAATGGTAGCTTGCATGTCGTATCCTTAGACCGCACGTCCAACATTCACAACTGCATACCAAGTTTGGTTCTCGATCATGCAAGCCTTCCACCATGTAGTCCCCGCATACCCGCGCTGACCATGTGGATCAGACTTGGATTTTTCGGATGGTTTCAGGAATGTCGGGTCTAGGCCAATACCTTCCACGGCAATCTGCGAGAACGCATCGGCACCCATCACGATAATGGGGTACACGTCCATCGATGTCCCGGTTGTTGAATACGCAGACCCAGCACCAGTCCAGTTAGCAACTGCCGCGCCACCGTCTTGGAAGGGGATAAGCTCAGGCGACAGGATGTAGCGGATTCGCTCACACTTACCCAACTCGCCGGGCATCGCATCGCCGCTTGCGTACTTTTCAGCGGGAGTGAAGTTTGGCAAGTCGCGGATTTGTCGCTCCAAGTCGGTATGGCCGTAGGCAAAGTACCCAGCAGCTACCGCCGTGGTATCAAATGCGACACCAGGCTTCAACACGCGGGTAACAGGCATCGCATGGTTCGCCATCAAAGACCGCACCACCGCCGACTGCAAACCCAACGTCATGGGGCCGGCAACGGTAGATCGACTTGTTCCAGAACCGCCGTAGTACTGGTTCGTGCCGGACTTGAGCTTGCCGTACACGATCATTTCATTGACCAATGCAACGCGCTCGCCGACTTGGATTTTCATTTGCTCTGGGATGTCGTCTTCGTACAGGTCGTAAGTCTTGTCAGAAAATCCATACAGGCACGAATACTGATTTACCACCTCGGTAATGTCAGTTGGCACGATGCTATCTGACGCTGGGGTAACACCCTCTTGCGTCAAGTGAGCTTGCACCATCGCATTTCCGCGGTCGCCAGTGCCGTTCGAGAAGAACACGTTGGGGTTGGATGCCGTCGCGCCGTAAGGCAGGAATCGACGCGCAACATACGTGTCACTGCTGTTTTTAGGTAGCTTTACCTGACGGCCTACCTTGATAAGGCACTCGTAAGGCTTGGCATGCTTGAGGATTTCCCCCTTGAATTTGTTGATCCGTCCCGCACTGAGTGCGAATGTTTGCATCGTCATGATGTTTTATCCTTCATTGTGGCTAATCTTCATAGCCAGATTGCATTTCTTCAATTTCCGTCTTCCGCGTGGAGGCGTGTCCGCCCGTGCCTTTTGGAATAACGGCCGCTTCTAGTCGTTGTTGCCGTGTATTTGGCTTGACTGTAGGAGTTGGCGCAGTCTTTTGGCGGCTCTTGTACGCTCGCAGAAGCCTTGCAGCATCGCTCACATTCTCCGAATCCGCCCATGCCTTAACCTTGTCGTCTTGCGTAGCAACCCAGTCCGTGATGGCTTTGTGTTCGCTTCCGTTCCAGTCCGGGACAATATCACTCAGGCTATCCAGTGCTACCTGTCTAGCGTCTTGCAAAGCTGTACCAAACTTGTCAGCGATCAACTTCTCCACCACTGAATGGTCTACAGTACCGCCCCGGTTTTTACCAATTGCGTTGTTCACGCCTTTGATAATCATAGGTGCCAGTTCCGAGAACTCCGCATTCAACTCGGGGAAGTCGTCAATCGTCACCTCTTGCACACTTCCCGCTGATTTGATGTCAGCCAATGCCCGCCCGATACGCCCGTTCACTGTGTCCAGTAGCTTCTGCTGGCCGCTTCGCAGGTCGTTGACCTCTTCCGCTGCTTTAATTAGCTTGTTGTACACGTCTTCGGTAATCTCTACGGTCTTTGGCGCTTCCACAATCGGCTGCTCTTGCACTTCCACCACTTGTTCCGGCGTTTCCGTGGGAACTTGCGGCTCGTCACTAAAGCCTGCGTTCATGTCGCTCAATTCGTCAGCTTGGTTGACTACATCTTCTACAGCCATGTTTACTCCACAAACAACTCCCGATTACTCGGGATAAACGACAGTCGGCGCATCGCGTGGACTGTCAACATTTGCCGTGCGACTTTCATCGGGCGGCGTTACTCAAAACTTGGCACATCTTTATTCAGCGCAATGCATGTCTTAATCGCTGCAATGCGGCCTCTTAGATGTGCTGTTTGTAATTCTGTCAAGTCACTGTCATTTTGCTGCCGCATAGCATCAAGTTGTGACTCCCATTGCTCCATAAGTTTTGCCCATAGGTTTGTCCGGCGTTCTTCCAGCGACAGTATCAGCGGCCTCTTTGGATCAATCATGCTTGGTACGCTTGTCCATTTGGTGCCCTGCCTGCTGGCTCACTTGGCGGCGTGGCAACTTGTGGTGATGTTCGCGCATGTCCTGCCGCCAATGCAGCGGCGGATAGCTCTTTCTGCGTAACAAGTTCTGCCGACTTCATAGCCAACTGCGCCTTGAGCTTTTCGTTCTCGCGCTTCACCGAATTGTTCTCCTTGTACATCTCGAACTCGCGCTTCCACTGCATTTCCTGCTGGTTCGCCTCGTCGTCGATCTGTGCGCGCTGATTGATCGCTTTCTGAAACTCGGTGTCTCTGTCCACGTCCAATTGCGCCCGCTGCATCGTTGCGCTTGTTGTCATCTTTGTCGCTTCCAGCCGCGCCTGTGCGTTGAGCTTTGCAATCTGCACTTGCGGGGCTTCTGGCTGTGGCTGATCTGCCATCTTCTTCTGGTCTTCTTCGCTGTACTGTATGTCGCGTGGATCAATGCGTTTGGCTTTGCACACCGTGGCAAACAGTTTGGCCGGGTCTACCTTGAAAGCTGGATTAGCCGATGCCCCAAGCATTCCCATAAGCGTGGACTCTTGGATTGCCCGCTCGACCATAGCTATCGACCCGTGCGAGTTGATTTCAAAATCACCCTTTTCGTCGTCTGGCACTTCTGGGTCGAGCAACAGGTACTCGTACAAGTCACGCACAAGCGGGTCAGTAATCATGTCGTCAAAACGATAGCCGATAGAACGCATCCATGTGTGCGCGTTATTGTCCTGTAGTTCTGCTTGTCCAAATGTATCCGGCGATGTTTCCCCAGTCTGCCCTTGGGTTACCAGCGGGATGCCACAAGATTCCTCTGCCAACTTCATGCCATACTCGATCACCGCCATAATCGCTTGATAGATGTTTGGGATAGGAAAAACAGTGAATGCGTCACGCACATTAGATGACATTGATTCTGCTGTTTTGTACCAAATCTTGTTGGGCGTGATTTGCGGCTGACCATCCGCTGGGACAATCCCAAGCTGATCGATAATAATCTGAACGCCAGAAGATACGCCAGTATTGTTAAGAAGCGCCCGGGTAGCCCCAGTTACCATGCGCTGAGGGGCGCTTATTTGCTCTGCAACACCGACTCCAGCCCAATGCCCAGGTCTACGGCTCCACGTCATAACTCGATATGGGAACGCGCCACTGTCCAGCGGATTGATAACGGCACGGATAGGGCTATCGTTGACCATTGTCACGATTACATCTACTTCGGCCTTGTCACTTGGAATGTCTTCCGCCCCTACAGACTTGGCCGCGGTCAAAATGTCGCGCTTAACGGTGCCGTAGTAGTACCAAATCTCAAACTGTTTTTTTGCGCTTTTCTTGTCCTCTCGGCCATCAACATAGCATTTGCCAGGCCCCTCTTCGAGCACCTTGTCGATCATTTCGCCAAGATACCCTGGCTGGTCTTTTAGCTTCTTTAGCCGCTTTGGGGACATTGTGTCGCGCTCGAACACATGATCCCCATCGTGGATGTCCTCGCCGCATCCGTCTTGCGGGAATACGTTCCAAGGGTCAATCCATCGCATTGCTGGAGCTATTTTTTGCACCAGTGTTAATGCAATGTCGCCCTTTTCGCCACTCATTGCGCGCAACTTCTTGGCCTCTGGGAATGGCCCCTTGAGTACACCCACGCCAATTCTTGCAGCATCATGGACTACTTTTCGCGCTTCCGCCGGGTAGTGGCTTTCCACCATCCAGTCATAAATACGGTCTTCTGCCTTTTTCGCGCAGTCTGCCGCCTTGTCTACGGCAATCTTGGCCAAGTCCGCATTGGTGGCGGGGCGCTGCTGACCGTCTTCTGGGCTGTGAATTACTTGCTGGCCGTCCACCTTAACTGGGGACTTGTCATCCATCAATCGCACCATTTCAGGGTCAGGCGTAGCGGTGAATTTGAAAGCCTTGCCATCGATTGGCAGCAATATCTCGCACAGTTTGGCCGATGCTGTGTCTACGTACCGACTTGTAAGCCTTGGGTAAATCGTAGATTTTGTGCTGTCTGTTTGCCCATATTCGCGGGTCAATGGCCCAGCCATATTGGACGGCTTTGCCCACTTTGCGCTATTAAACTCATGTCGGTTTCTGTCGTCCATGCCCAAATAAGCAGCTTCGCACTCCATCCAAACATCTTCGATACCAGAAGATTTTCGTGCATCGATAGCTTCTGACCGCTTTTTAGCCAAGTCTTGCCCAAGCGCACCGAGAATCGCCGTGCGCTCGCCGTCCGTCATTTCCGGCTCTGCCTTTGCTGCTGACCTGCCTAGAAATTTATTTGGATGCATTGTGCCTTATGTCATTGACTATGGTGCAAGATTGTATTATAGACAAATCCATTATCCTAGCAAGCCCATGCCCATAGTGCCGCCTTTGAATGCTGGTATGCGCGCTACGCTGTTGTCGAACGGCTTTGTCTTTGCAAATCTTTTCATCATCATGCCGTACCGTGACGCGCTAATAACGTCATCAAACTTTTTAACTACGACACCATTCTCTCGGTGGTACAGCCTAAACTCCTCTAGCCAGTCTGTGCATGTCTTAAACACCTTCCACCGCCCAGACTGCATGCGATCAAGCATTTCCATCAATCCGGCCTCCACCCCATTCCCACCGCTACCCTCCGGCTTACCCTTCTCTGGAGCGTGTGATGCTTGCGCTCTCAGCATCTTTAGACCGGCTGTTGTGTATTGCGCAGCAATCGCTTGCCCGCTGCCTTTATCGTGTTGGTTTCCGTCATGCGGCCATGCTACTGGCTTCCACAGCCCCCAAGGTTTAATTGATAGTGTGTGGACTGCTGGGGTGGCCTCTGATTTTTTGTAGGTCGCAGTGACGTAGATCACATCCATGTCTCTGTCCCACGCAATATTAGCTGCTGCTGTTGGATGATCCCAGCCGAAGTCAATTCCTATAATTTGTACCCAATGTTCTGGTATTTTTATCGGGTCGCATGTGATGCTGGACTCTTCTACTGGGAAAATTGCCCCAGAACCAAGCGCAGGAATGCCCTTAGCCCGGGCATCTCGCAAATGTACTGGGGTCGATGCAAGAAGATCGCGCTTTGTCTCTGCATCTAAGTGCGGGACATCATCCCACCCAGCCGTGACAAGGTACTTACTATTGCTTATTTGAGGCATCTTTACCCTTCGGCAGGAACTGCATGACCACTTCTGACATGCCTTCCAGCGGCGTAAATGTGATGTAAATCATACCCTTCGTTGTCGCCGTCCTTATAAGGCACTCGCCGTAAATATCCAATGGGGGTTCTTCGTCGAGCCATATCCCGTCTTGCTCAGTACCCTCAAAAGACCCGCGCCCTTGCTGGTATGACTTTAGCCCAATCATACTTATCCCGCCTGATGCGTGGCGTATCTGCGCTGTGTCTATCAGATTAGACACGCCAGCCTTCCATGTAATCTCTTCTATTAGGTCTCCAGGTATTAGCCCCGTCCCGCTCACTCGTTTTGTAGCGCCTGACCCTAGCACCTCTCCAAACAATTTGGCCTGCACAATGTCCCTGGTTGTCTCGTTAGTCTTCCCCGCAGCCCAAAACCTTACCGCGTTATTGAAGCGCCTACCATCCCACCACGGAGCAACATCGTCATACAATCCAGTAAGGTGCAATGCGGTTTCATATCCTCCCATGCCCTCAGTTTTCCCGATCCTGTTGGCGCACATCGCACATCGCTCTTTGTACTCTGACCCAGCCCAAAAAAACTCCATGTGCTTGTCGTACAGCTCACGCCTCAATGGCCCGGTGTCTGGGTAGTACGTCCACAGCTTCCGGCGCATCCGGTACGCATTCTCAGATTCAAGCAGCTCTAACAATTCCTGCTCTTCTGCGTCTGTCAGCATATGTTCACTTTGCGAGTTTTGCCTGTAAAGCTGCAATCCGTGCAGCACGTTTATCAGCATCTAGCGGCTCTGGCTGCGAGTCGCTGTCTGGGATGCTAAATGCCTGCCGCTCTAAACCTACCCATGTCTTAGTGGCATTGGCAAGATTTGCCGCAATTGCCGCATGCTTTTCCAGAGACACTGCGCGCATCAATCTATTAAGCCTCTCAGGAGATTTGTCCTCGCTGCATTCAATCTCGATAGCCGCCTCAAATTCATCTCGCTTCCCAGCCACGTCGGTAAGTTGCTTCGTTAGCAGCTCGACAAGCGCATTCCCTTGGCTTATCTGTTTGCGATGCCCCCTTACGACCTGCACGACTGTCGCAGCAGCGACCTCGATAATCTCTCGCTCGGTTTGTTTCTGCTCCGCAGATGCGGACTCGGTGCGGACTAACTCACTGCGGACTTTCTCGTTTACCTTGGCGGATAAGTCTCTATCCCACCCTAGCGCTTCTGCCTTATTGCGAATCGCTTTATCGGAAACATTGTTTATCCGGCCTATTTCCCGGATTGAAAGTGTGCCTGCGCGAAAGTCTCGCTCAATTGAATCCCAGTCAATTTGTCTCTTTGGCTCAGACATGAGACACCTGCAAACAGCGATGCGAAATATCCCGTAAATCACTATCGTCTAATCTGAACCACTCGCCGCGAACATGCTTTTCTGAAAACTGTTCGTGTAGTGCGCGCTCTTCGCATCGCATATTGGCAACAAAATAGGCCATTGCTACGCAAATATCGTACGGGGAAGCGCACTGATGCTGGTCAAATCTTGCATCAAACCGCTTTGCCAT